ATGCCAACACTCGTGCCTCACTCTGCGATAGGTCAGCAACGTACAGATAGTGACCTGGGGGTGCCTCTAAGGCTGTGCGCAGCTGACTGCCACGAGGCAGGTTCTGCAGGTTAATCTTGTCAGTTCCACCGAACCTGCCGGTGTGCGCAGCGTAATAGCGAAGGGGGGAGGGGAGCTTTCCGCCGCACGCACCGGCACAGTTGATGAAACGCTGTGCCCTTGTTTCATTGAGCCGACTCTTTACTGCTTCTCTGGCTGTAAAGACGTGAGCGTACTCAGGGTTTTGATCCTGCCACTGGCGAAAGCCTGCATCGTTTTTGCCGAGCGCCGGTATCATCTTGCCGGTAGTAGGGCTTTTCTTTACCGGCACCGTGAGTCCCTGCTCCGTAGCCCACTCTGCAAACTGCTTGTTGCTGGCAAGCACAGCACGCTCCAGTCCTGAGTTCTCTATCGCCTCTTTTGATTCTGCTTGTACCTGCTCTACAAATGTCTCGAGCTTGTCTGTGTTTACATGCAGGCGTGGCTCACAGAACATTCGGCACGTCAGATCAATGAGATCCAGTTCTTTTTGTGGGTAGTCAGGCAGCAACTGCTGATAGATGGCGTAAGTCAGGTCAACGTCTTGGATACAGTAGTCTGCAATAATGTCTTCGATGTCAGGCGGCAGGTCATAGGTGCCTTTGGCTGTTACCAATTCCTCGCCTTTACGCATGGTATCGTCTGCTGGAAAGCAGCGTATGGCTGTCTCTTTCAACGATGCTGATTCCCCAGGCCACCACCCACGCGACATGGCTGCGGTGTCGAGGTAGTACATAGGCCGCACGTCATACAGCTGGGTCAGTATGTAGCCGTCGAAGGATGTGTTGTGGCACAACAGGTGTGCCTTCTCCCAGTCGATGTCATCAATGACATCTTCGACTTCGTCTTCACCAAACCATTCGGTTGGGCCGTCGTCGATCTTGATACCGACACCCCACACTTTGAACATAGGGTGCTTGATGTACTCCATCGTCGTCATCTTGGTCAGGCTGACCTTCGTATCGAAGTACGTCTCGAAGTCGAGTGTTACTAACATTTAGAACAGATCCTTAGCATCCTGCTTCTGTCGGTGTGCGTACACAGTGGCTTCCATCTGATCGAAGTTGCGCATCAACTCGTCATACAGATCTGGCTGGCGTGTCTTGAGCCACACAAAGTTAAAGACCAAGCGATCATAGGAATTGACGTCACGGTCTAGTGACTCTTGCACCTGATCGCTTAGCTCAAAGAATTCTTCTTCTTTCATAAATCGTACACCTTGTACTAACTATAGTCATGGATTGAAAAATTATTAGGGAGATCTACCTCGGCACGGCAGCAGTGGCTGTCTACCGTGTACAACTTTTCTAGGGTTCGCATACCCCAGAACTCGACAGGCTCATCCCACTCCAAGATCACTGGTTCACATTCTTTGTTGCACTGTGTGCAGATGGGGTCGCTAGTGCTCATCCCACAGTTCTCCGTCTGGACTGGTAATCGACCAGCCTCCATGAGCTTCGATAGTAGAGTTATCTATATCTAACTCAGGTCTACTTAGTGAACTCTCTGATCCATCAATCCATGTGATCTCAACGCAGTCCCAACAAACTCTACAATGCCTCACAAAGCCCCAGTTCCAACCTGTGGGCCAGTCGAATTCCACATACGAGTCAGCCATTACCGCCTCAGAGAGACCTAGCCGCACAGTGTCGTAGGTTTCAAACATCTGATCACACTGTTCTGCCATAGAAAGATCATCGTCATCGTCATCGTCCCAAGGAGCTCCGGTATCGTCATGACGGCGCGTTGGCTCTGGCGTTACGTTGGTACGCTCGAATTCAGTACCGCACTCGGGACAAGTGTCACCGTCGTAGGCTTCGATGTAGTTAGGGCCGAGGTCGTAGCCGCACTCGGCACACGGATTCACGGCCTCATATGTTTCTGCTACTGCTCCACCCATGCGAACCTCCTGTATGGAAAGCGTTTGATTTTGACGATGCTTAGCTTCTCGTGGCGCATCGTCCGTTTCATAATGAATAGTACTACCGATACGATTAGACCACCGAACAATGCAGCCATCATGCCGCTGAACGTGCCAGCGAGTGACAGCATCAAGATGCCGGTGATCATCACATCAAAGAAGATGTCGTAGGTAATGACACGGCGGATGCCGAACTTGAATAGCAGAAACAGTAAGCCTGCTGCTGCGATGATGCCTGCGGTAATCATTCGTCCTCCTCGTCTTCGTCAGACTGTTGGTTGGCTAGAGTCTTCAGGTGTTGCTGTATTTGTAGAGCTATCTCCGTGAACAGGTCTAGCTCCTCGTTCTCCAGCGTCAGCTTCATCTCCAGTTGTTTCACGGTTTACCTCGTTCAGAATTTGTTTGATGGTCAGAAAGGTCAGGACAAATTGAATTGCTTTGTCGAACACTAATAACTCCTTACGTATTCGTCGGCGTAGTCAGACTCGCAGCGATCTTCATCGATGTGCTCTGGGACATATTGGGGGTACCTGTCTATATAGCTCACTGGCTCAGGCACATATTCGGGCCAGTTATAAAACCGACCACCTGCACCATCTTCTGGATCGAACTGCCGCAGGAACATGCCGACAAGAGTGACGAGCGATACGATGTCGTAGTCCTCACTGGCGTCTTGGATAGAGCCACTGAAGTCACCAAGGCAGGGTTCAGATGCGGAAAGCATGTGCGGATGTAGAAGGTCATTACCTCCCCAGCCGCTGAAGCGCCTGGATACGCCACTGACGCTGCGGAACCGAATATAGTGCATACGATTACCAATCGTGATGTCGACATTGATGGGCGAGATCACACGAGGCTTGTTTTGACCACGAGCACAGTGCGCAATCAGTTCAGGTGTTTGATACGTGATGCGATAGGTGTCCCTACCAACCCAAAAGGACTCTTCGACTTTCAGTTTGATCGAACCGTTAACGTAGTCATCACAAACAGACAGGTCACTGTCGAGCTTGTTGGTGTCCAGTGTGACAATTGGGTCAGGCATAGATTCGGCACGGCGAAGTCGAAACTTAGCCTGCTGCATGTCACCAAGCATGGCTTCAATGTTCCGCGTACAACGCGCTACTTGATATTCGGTATCCTCTATCTCTGACGCTAGACGGTTGAACGCACGTATGGTCTCGTCTTTAAGCCGACCAGCTACCGTTGTAGAACCGCCAGCTGCTTGCAGAAAAGGCCAGCTTTTATCTGGCACGCTACTTAGGCAAAGGTACTCTTTTTTCAGAGGCGCTAGGTCTAGTTTGTATTTGGTTCTGGCAGCGCGTTGAGTTTCAATCCTCCGCTCGTAGTTCTTTACTTCATCTTGTGCTGCCTTGATTGCTGGCGCAGCACGATTAATCTCAAGACGTTTGCGTATTTTGTAAGGCATAGTTACTCCTCGAAATACCAAGGGTTGTTGATGTTGTCGTTGTACTCATCGCGCTCAGCATCGTAGTAATCAATGTAGCTTGGGTATGTATGACCATAGACGGGATAGTTTTGACTGTTGAACATTGACTGCTGGGCTGGGTACTTTCCCAGCGTTGACCCCGCTGCGGCCTTGACCACCGGCTTGTACTTTTTGGTTTTGACGTTCTGCTTGATGAGCGAGTCGAGATGTTTTTTAGTCGCATCAGCCATAGGCTGCGGACGCACCATGTTCTTGACACACTGGTGTACGCAGTTGCTATCGACGTCATACACATCGACTTTGCTGTCACCGAGTTTGTTGTAGATGCCACGTATGAACTGCTTGCAGCCGTTCTCCAAGAACTCTTCGATCTGTTGTTCGTCTTGCCCTGATGGCGTGACGCCCATTGTGACGTGAGAGTGGCCCCAGTAGATGAGCTTGTCAGACTCAATGCCTTGCTCTTCCAGCTGAACCGCTAGTTCACAGATGGCTTCGGCATCGATGTCCGTCTCGGCACCATGTACTTCTTGTTTGGGCACAAAGATTTGAGTGACCTCGAAGTTACCGGTCTCTTCGCATTGATCGACAGTGCCAAGCCAGCCAATCTCTGTGCCGACTTGCTGCACAAGATAGTCGATGGATGCGGCCACCTCGGGCGTGTAATAAACAATCGGTGGGTCAGGGTAGTCGTAGTCAAATAACTGTGTGGTCTCAGCTGTCATCGACGAACTGTCGAAACTCGCTGACTTTTGCGACCAGTAAGTAACTTTGCTCATATAGCCTCCTTGGCACAAAGCAACATGGGTTTGAAGAAGACGTCGAGTTGCGCTGTAGCGCAGCCGTCATCCAGTAAGAAGTTGATGAATTCCCACACCGCAAGGTTTGCGATGAGTGAGGCAGTGGCACCGACAGAGATGCTGGTACCACATAGAGAAACTTCGCCCTCGTCATCGCTGATGAGCGAACCAAACCAAGCATCGCGCTGTGATTTGTTGACGGGGGAGAAGTGGTAGATGTTGCCGTGAGCAGCAGCCATGCGTGTCTCGAACACATGCAGCAACATGCTGTCGGCACCTGTGTTCTGCGACTCCATGATCTTGCGACGAGACGCCATCGTGTCTGTCAACAAGAACAGGAAGCCATCGAATTGACGCTGGTCAATACGTTCATTGATGAAGCGCATTGGCAGCTGGTCTTCAGGCACGCCGAGCTTGAGAGACACTAGGTTCTGCAGCGCTTTGACTTTGGGCAAGCCAATGTGGTGGTGCAGGTACGCTTGGTTAGCGAGATTGTGTGGCTCCACGATGTCGAAGTCATACACATGCAGGTTGGTCAGGCCCAACTCCACAAGTGACATGAAGACACGCGAGCCAGTAGCACCGGCACCGACAACATGGATTGGATAATCCTTGTAATCGTATGCACGGAACACAGAGTCATGGCGTATGGTTGATAGCATACGACCTCCAAGTCAGGTTGAAAGGAACCCCCGTCGTTGGCCTCACGGACGGGGAACGTGATTCGGGATATGGCCGAATGGGTAGGGTCTAGCCGTTGCCTTTAGCGCCATCGCTGACGATGAGACGTGAGTTGTCACCGAGCACATCGCTCTGTGAAACTGCTGCACCGTTGAGCTTAATCTCAGTGGTGCTGCCGATCTCAATGCCTGCAGCGGATAACGCTTCAGCGACAGTAGCGCCCTGTTCCAAAACCACCTCGGTTGTGGCTCCAGGGACTTTGCCGACTTTGACGAATATCTCTGACATACCGATACCTCCTGTATCGTGTGACGGGTTGAGGGGGCCGAACTACAGGTGTCACAAACTGCAGTCCGGCACGGGGTTATTCAGTAACGATTGATTTGGTTTTGTAATCCCACTTGTCGGGGGGAAAACATCGAGGGAAACCTTTAACTCCGTTGTTAATAAATATGCGGTCGCCATCTAGTACGGTCAGGTCAAAGCCAAAGTTATTGGCTGGATCACCGCAGTAATCGCTTGGGCCATACACGCATCGTTTTTGCCAATCTTGTATCGACGCATTAGAAGGCCAATCGTTTTTGCCAATATTGGTATTGACGTGCTGCATTAAGTTATTCCGCAGCAACACATCTAGTACCGACTCACCTTCGGTGAAAGAGCAAGAGGTGGTATTGCCAGGGATGAATGAAACCCGACAAGTACTCACAGCAGCTGTTCCAGCAGGGCATAGACCGACACTGAGAGGAAGCACGCTGCGCCTGTGATCAGAGCAACCTCAGTACGAGTCAGTGGCTGCGGAGCTACCGTTGGCGGCGTTACTGCTGGAGTAACCGGTGCAGGCGTATCAGCCTCAGGCTTCTTTGCCTTGAGCTTTTGCAGTGCGTTGCTCATGCGAGATTGCTCTGCTCCTGCAGCTTGTCGTGCTTCTAATCTCTGCTTTTTTCGTTCACGCCGTATCCGATTTTGAGCGGCTCGGGCTAGCCCTGCTTTGCGCATGGCTTCGTAATGCTCAGCAGAAGCAATGCGATACACAGCACGTCCATACTGTTCATCAGTAATGTTTGCGTTTGATTTTGTGCTGAACTTATCGTTACAAACAATGTAGCCAAGCGATTTAGCAATCGAAGTCACATGATGGTGTGTGTCTTTGTTGGTCTTGAACTGCTTGCCACCTGCTGCAGGTAATAGCTCTCGCACTTCTGCACAAGTAGCAGAGCCACCAAGCGCATCAATGGTTTCGTAAATACTGTGAACATAGCTACCAGCCTTCGGGACAGGTGCTTTACGTTCCGGTGTTCTGAGTTCTGTCACGGTCATAGATCTGTCCTCCAGATAACTTTTCTTTTAAGGGATGCCCCGTTGCTGACCACAGGTGGGGCAGACCTGCAGAGTGAGAAACTAACTCACCCTCAAAGTCGGCTAGGAGTAGCTGGGTCAATACTTTCGTCCAGTACTTGCGCGACCAGTCACTGATGTTTGATCGCTCAAGTATTCTGCTAACAGCTTTTACACGTTGCGCACTCATTCGACTCTCCATACCCAAAGCACGCCGTCTTTGACGCGCTGGCTACCGCGTCTATCCAGACGCTCAAGGGCACGCAACACACCGACAGTTGTCTTGTTGTCTTCGGTTTTTACGCAATCACCTATCTCCATTTCTTTTGCAGCCGATGCATACTCTTCGCGCTGCATAGATTCGCTTCGTCGAGGCATAGGCACGTCGCGGTGGATCTTCATGCAGCTACCCTTCGTAGAAATGCAGGTCGAAGGAGTAGTAAGGCTCGGTGTGACCCCAAGGCCCGCGGACTTGCCATGACGCACCGATGGCCCATTCATACGGGCCTGATTCCCACAGCACACACCAATGGCTGGAGCCGGAGTAATCAACGGTGCGGTCTGGTGCGAAGAGACTTGTTTCTATGTCAGGGTCATAGTTGTAGTACCCCTCGCTGTCAGCCATCGCTGCTACTAGCGCCGCATGAAAAGCCTGCGCTGCATCTTCAGCGGTGGTGTAGCGGCTAGGGTCATAGTCAATGGTCATGACTTCAGTTACTACGTAGCCTCGTTCAGGCACATAGATAGGTTCGTCTAGTACGATCATGCTGTTCTCATGGCTATTGGGTTAGTGGTTAGGTGACGTAAGTCAGGTCGACGGGACACGTTGACGCATAAGATGCAGTCGCCGTTGCTGTCCCAATCGATGGTGAAGGCAATGATGTCGCCTTCTTCAGCTTGTGCTCTGAGTACAGGGGCAGGGATGTTGTATCGCTTGTCTTTGCGGCCACCTTTGCCTGCTACCACGTTGAAGCGGATGGTGGTGCGGGTGCCGTCAAGAAACACAAGGGGTAGCTCGTGCTTGTCGCCGCGCTCCATCTCATCAAAGTTGACGCCCATGCACCGCGCAAGCGCAGCAAGTTCTTTGAAGCAATCAGGGCAACCTTTCTTGAGCATGGTCTTGGTCAGCTGTTTGCTGACAGGTGGGATAAGTTTTTCAATGGTCATGTTGTTGGTCTCCTAGGCACACCGTCCTCGCGGCGTGGGATAAAAAAGGGGAGATAGCCGAAGCTATCTCCCCGTGGTGGTTACGCGGCTGCACGCTTTCGCATGGCAGCGAGAGCGTCGACTGGGTTCACGGTGTTGAGCTTGTCAACGATGTCATCCATCTGGATCTGGGCATCGCTGAAACTGTCGCAAGTACGCTCCTCAACCCACTCGTCATCGACGACTTCAGATGGGTTGAAGTAGTGCAACTCGAAGTCAAGGCCCTCTTCGCACTGCAACATGTTTGCTGTCATCACGTAGAGGGTATTGAAGTCAGCATCGACCACGTCTTGGATATGCTCTACATCGACAGAGACACCAGTCTCCTCGCGAGCTTTCTCCGTGGGGTCGCAGCCGTACACCTCTTCGGGTAGGTGATAGCTTTTGAGTACGCGACGTGCGTTCCAGCAAACCTTGTCCATCAGATCCTGCACGTAGCCAAGAATCTGAATGGGGTAGTAAGTAGCGTCCTCGTCGAATGACAGCGCGTATGCTTGAAACACTCGATCCTCGAAGTCACCTTCAAAGTTGTCGATGTGTTTGGCTAGCTTGGCTTTCTTGCCAGAACGGCCAGACAGTGCAGCAGCAGCGGCGGGGATGAATGATTGTGATGCGTCAAAATTGGTCATGGTACCTCCTGTACCTAAGTTGAGTGATGAGCGTCATGCTCAAAATTGAAACCGACTGAGTCCTCAGAATGAGGACTCATAATAATCAGCTTCTGACAAAATGGTACAGAATGTACTAGATTGCCCCAAACGAAAGTCAAAGGGAAGCTCTGGCTCTGAATAGTCGTGGTCAACGACATCAAGCCAAGGCTGTCGGTGCAAATTCAAAGGTTCGTAGTCACTGGTCATAGCGTCTCCTAGTTACGAGTGTTTGTGTGCGGCAATCAGTCGAGACTGAACAAGCTGCACGATGGGATCGTTCTGTTTGCCGTGGTCATAAGCATCAGCTAACGCTTCAACAAACAGGGTACGAGCTTTAGGATTTTTCATTGGATCTCCTTGGTCTAAGGGTTATTAGTTCGTGTTCAGTTAGGCCAGCTTTCTTTACAGCAAACTTGGCATGAACAAGTGATGGGTAAAACGCAGCACCCTGTGCATGGAAGAATCCATAAAGTGCAGGGGCTTCGTCAGTCATTGGTTTTTCTCCTTGATCTAATGGTGAAGTAAGCGAGGCCGACAACAGCCACGCCGATGAGTACGTAGAACAGCACTGAATACAGGGCCATTACTACGGGGAATAGGGCTGCTGCGATCAACAGCCCAAGAAACAAACGAAAGGTCATAACGTATTCCTAAAAGTAATTGAATGTACAAATACCACCGACTTCTATGAGCGAAGCGAATAGATGTGTGCCATGTGTGCCAGCTAGCGGTGGGTGTGTGCCAGATTGTGTGCCACCTAGAATTAGGGCTAAGTTATTGATTAGCCTAGAGAAAGTGAAATGTGTGCCATGTGTGTCATGATTTTAGGGGTCTATTAGACCTAAACAAAAAATCAAAAAAACACACTTGTAAAAAAACGAAGTTGAAAAATGTAAACACACATGTCACACATGGCACACATTTGGTGCTTTTGTTAATGGAATCAACGAGTTAAGTGTGTGCCAAATTGTGTGCCATGTAATTTCGGAAGGTGACACACATGACACACACCTGCACGTCGTTGGGTCACGGCACAAGTGGCACGTCGTTAGCCAGCGTTGGTATAAAAAAAGAGGCCCGAAGGCCCCTTAGGTTAGCGTCTGTAGTATGCGTCAGCGTCTACATATGCAGAGATGTCAGTTGATTGCTCGATAGACTCGAGTGAATCGTCCATGTCCATGACCATGAGGGTGATAACACCTACCATGATGTCGGATGGATTGTCCTTGGCGTATTGAAGAGCCTTGTCTCCGAGTTCCTTGACCTTGGCTTTGTTCTCTTCGGTTGCGTACTGAGTCTTGAGTGCCAGTGCTTTGGCTTTTAGTTTAGCGATCATGATTAGGATTCTCCTTCTGCTGCGAGTCTTCCGGTGCGGGGTGTTATCCACCACAGTGAGAACGGTGTTTCGTCGGAACATATGATGAGGTGTTCTTCCCACTTGTTCTTGACGCAGATGTAGTTGTCGGGGATGACAAGGTCTTCGGCGTACATGGCTTCACGCATGTAGTAGTGGTTAGCGAGTGTGAAACCGATTGCGGTTCCGATCATGAAGAGTCCAAGAATGGTTGATTTACTGATCATCGTTTAGGTCTCCTATAAGTGATGATGATGCAAGGGCCATGACGCATGACAGAACCCCGATAAGGGATCCTGCCAGCAGTGGGTTGAAAGAAAGATTGACTGTCCAGCCAAGCCAGTTGAGTCCAGCGACTGCCAGTAGAATGCAAACAGGTCCGCTAACTAAAAGTGTTAGTACTCGTAACATTGTTGAGGTCTCCTTAGAAGTTGAGGGTGGTAAAGGTGTGCAGGGAAAGCTGATCGTCCCATTCGATGCGGACAGCTTCGCAGTTGAACTTACTTTCGAGGTAGGTTTCTGCAGAAAGGACACGTTCTCTTGAACTGGATAGAGCTTTGTTCCAGCTTGGGTTGGTGATTATGTAGCGTTCACCGGATACCTCAGGCCCACTGTAGTAGGTCTCGGGGTCATCGTTTGGTTCATGTCGATATGTCGCGAACTGTTGGTAGTTAGGTGACATTGTCTCTACCCCCTAACCTTTGTGTAGAACTTGGTGTTGATGGTTGCTCGGTTGGTTATGTGAGCGATGATCTGGTCGATGGAGCGGCCACACTTGGCTTGCTCGCGTACTGTCTGCGGATGCAGGCGATATACGTTGCCGGAAGCTGACTGAACATAGATTGCTGTCTTGTTCTTCTTACCTACCCGAACCATCGATACTTTGGCTTGTGCCATGTCTTTTCTCCTGTGGTTAATGACAACAACACAACCGACTCCCGACGAGTGAGCGAGGAGGGGGGGTACCAGATCCAAGGTTCCAAACATCTAATGCGAAACAAGGTTCCAATGTGCGAATCGGGGGATGGGGTACGACGGCTGGGGAACAGGGAGATGATGGCTCAGCGATTCAGAAAAGATTTTTCAAAAAAATTTTTCCAGATTTTTTTCACTGCTTGTGCATGATTAGTACACCTTGTACGATCCGCACATGACAAAGGTGAGAATGATGTCCATCGAGGGCTTGGATCACTGCATTGTAGGTGTGGGCTTGTCTGCGTCCGGCAACGAAGTCCTAGTTTACGATGGCCGAAAAGTAGAGGAATACATCTCGGTCACGACAGTACTGGCTAAAGTGCAGGCAGCAGGCCAACAGCATAACTCACCGTTATTCGTATTTTTCGACGAGGATGTTCGTGGAGAAGTCATCGACGCAATCAGAGAGCCTGAACACTATCACTGACGTCACTGAGTTTGAGTCCCATATGCCTTATATGGGTTTGAACATTGGTGATCTGACTGTGCAGCAAGAAAAGCTCGTGATGTTAGTACTCAGTGGTATGACCATCGCCGCCGCAGGTCGCGGGGCGGGGTATGCCAGTTCGACTGCGGTATATGACGCGCTCAAACGCCCCCGTGTAAAACAAGCAATGGAATACTTTCGTGAGCAGATGCGTGAAGACGTTAAGTTCACTCGTGCCAATGCTCATGTCATGTACATGGATGCGTACACCGCATCGGCCACAGCTACCGAAATGAAGAACACGGTGGATAGTCTGGTTAAGTTACATGGTCTGACCGCCCCAGAGAACGCAACTCAGGGGCACATCAACATCGATGCCACGCCCAAGCAGTTGGAGCGCATGTCAGATGAAGAGTTGTTGAAGATTGCAGGTAAGGACACCGCGTATCTGGAACCTAGTTCTGATGTATGACGTCCCGATGCAGGAATGTAAGCGGTGCAAGAACTTGCATCCCGAGACTTTGTATTCAGGACGCGATGGTTTTTGTGTGTACTGCAAGGCAGATGAGGTCGAAGCGATCCCAGCTGCCGCACCACCAGTAGAAGAAGAGCAGGTTGCTCAGTCTGTAGAGGAGAAAGCGAAAGCAGAGTTAGCGCTCCGGTTTTTGACACGCAAGCGATTGCTGCCATTTGTTGAGCGCTTTAGCCCCGATTATCAAGCAGGGTGGGTGCATAAAGATGTCTGTAGACGGCTTGAAGAGTTCAGTAAGAAAGTTGTGGCAAAAGAGTCGCCTCGACTCATGCTTTTCTTACCTCCGCGACACGGTAAGTCAACTTTGGCGAGCATTGCGTTTCCGGCTTGGCACCTTGGTCGCAACCCACAACATGAGTTTATCTCGTGCTCGTACTCAGGTTCGCTTGCTTTGGGATTCAGTCGAAAAGTTCGCGGACTCCTTAGAGAGCCGAGCTACAAGACAGCTTTCCAAACTCGTCTCGATCCCGAGTCACAGTCTGCGGAGGCTTGGCTTACTACTAGCGGCGGTGGCTTCGTTGCTGCTGGTGTTGGTGGTGGTATCACAGGTAAAGGTGCTCATGTTCTCGTAATCGATGATCCAGTAAAGAACCGTGAAGATGCTGAAAGCTCGAATAATAGGGACGCGAATTGGGATTGGTATACGTCAACGGCTTACACCCGTTTGGCTCCAGGCGGCGGCGTCTTGGTCATTCTTACTCGTTGGCATGATGATGATCTCGCAGGCCGCTTATTAAAGGCGACGGGTGACGGCGGTGATGATTGGGAAGTGGTGCGTTATCCGGCGATAGCTGAGGACGATGAAGAGTTTCGCAATGCCGGTGAGCCACTGCACCCAGAGCGCTATGACTTTGAGTCCCTCGAGCGTATCCGGCGCGCAGTTGGGCCACGAGATTGGTCGGCGCTGTATCAGCAGAATCCGGTTGCCGATGACGGTGACTACTTTACTCGGCAGATGATCCAGTACTACGAGCCTGAAGAAGTGGACTTTGACGAGATGCGTTACTACTGCGCATGGGACTTGGCGATTGGAAAGAATGACCGTAACGACTACTCGGTCGGGATGGTAATTGGTGTCAACGATGCGGACGAGTTGTTCATTGTTGATGTGGTGCGGGGCCGGTTTGACGGCTTCGAGATTGTTGAACGGATTCTGGATCTCTATGAAGAGTGGAAACCGTCGATGATTGGCATAGAGAAGGGTCACATTGAGATGGCCCTTGGCCCGTTTTTGGAGAAACGTATCCGAGAGCGCGGGTTGTACGAGGCATACATAAAGGACTTAAAGACAGGACGTCGGGATAAAGAAGCACGAGCGCGTGCCATTCAAGGTCGTATGCAACAGGGCATGGTGTATTTCCCACGCGATGCTATTTTTTCTGGGCCGCTGGTAGCAGAGATGCTGCGTTTTCCAAACGGGTTACACGATGACCAAGTGGACGCGCTGGCATGGCTGGGTCTGATGATGACCGAGTTCGCTTCCTATCAGGCTCCTGTCTACAAAGAACCTTCTTGGCGTGATCGGCTCGACTACCTGACAGCTACGCCCAAATCCAAATCAGCAATGAGTGCCTAGCTATGGCCCACCATAAAAAGATGAAAAACCTGACTCCATCCGAAGAGATGGAGATTGCGAGCACACAGTATGACCGCTATGTCCGTGCGCGTGATAACGGTCACCTTGAATACATCAACATGGCGAAAAAGTGTGATGCGTTCTATCAGGGTGAGCAGTGGGATTTGTCTGACGTATCGATGTTGGATTCTGAAGGGCGTCCGGCGCTGACGATCAACACGATTCTGCCGACGATCAACACGGTATTGGGCGAGCAGTCTACCCGCCGTGCTGACATCCAGTTCAAGCCGCGCCGTGGCGGGGATGAAGAAGTCGCGCATACGTTGAACAAGCTGTACATGCAGATTGCTGATAACAACAAGCTCGACTGGGTAGAGCAGCAGGTATTCAGTGACGGTCTGATTATGGACGGTCGCGGATACTTTGACGTGCGCATGGACTTTAGTGACCACGTTGAGGGTGAGATACGCATCACGGCAAAAGACCCGCTGGATATTTTGTTAGATCCAGACGCTAAGGACTATGACCCCAAGACTTGGAACGAGATTTTCGAGACCAAGTGGATGACGCTTGATGACATCGAAGAGATGTACGGCGCGGACAAGGCAGAAGAACTGCAGTTTATTGCGGAGAACGGCAACTCGTTTGGTCGTGACTCGGTTGAGTATGAAGAGACTCGGTACGGTGACACTGAGTCGATGGACGATTACCTGCATTCGGCGGGTTACAACGACGATGACTATCGCAACGTAAAAGCGCTGCGCGTCATTGAGCGCCAGCATAAGAAGATTACTCGTGTGCAGTGTTACGTTGATCCAGATACAGGTGACCAGCGTCCGGTGCCGGAAGCATGGAACGAGCGTAAGGCGAAGTCGTTTGCCAAGAAGTATGGGCTTTCGATGATCAGTAAGATGCAAAAGAAGGTTCGCTGGACAGTGACCTGCGACAAAGTGGTCTTACACGACGACTGGTCGCCCTATGCTGGCTTCACGATTGTTCCTTACTTTGCGTATTTTCGCCGTGGCCGTCCGTTTGGCATGGTGCGAAACCTGCTTTCTCCGCAGGAGCAGCTGAACAAGATCAGCAGTCAGGAGCTACATATTGTAAACACAACCGCCAACAGTGGCTGGATGGTGGAGTCTGGGTCTTTGGTGGGTATGACACCGGATGACTTGGAGGAGCACGGTGCTGAGACGGGGTTGGTTATTGAGTACGCCCGTGGCACGAATCCGCCAGCCAAAATTCAGGCAAACACGATTCCTACTGGCCTAGACCGCATCGGACAGAAAGCTGCGGCAAACATCCAAGCGATCAGTGGCATCAACGAATCGATGCTGGGTACTGACAGCGCCGAGGTATCGGGCATTGCTATCCGTGCCAAGCAGAATCGTGGCGCGATCATGATTCAGGTGCCGCTGGATAACTTGCGTAAGACCCGCCACTACTTGGCTGAAAAGATGCTGGAGTTGATCCAGACCTTTTACAGCGAGACTCGTGTTATTCAAGTGACGAATGAAGAAGACCCGCTGAAGCCGCGTGAGCCAATGGTCATTAATCAGATGACGCCTGAAGGCGACATCATCAACGATCTAACCTTGGGTGAGTACGACGTAGTCGTTGCCACGGCCCCCGCTCGTGACTCCTTTGATGAGGTGCAGTTTGCAGAAGCGCTAAATCTGCGCCAAGTCGGTGTCGCTATCCCAGATGACGCAATCATTGAGTACTCGCACCTTGCTAAGAAGGGCGAGCTTGCTAAGCGCATCCGCATGATGACGGGCGTTGAGAAGTCGCCAGAGCAAATGGAGGCCGCGATGATGGTTCAGCAGATGCAAATGCAAGAAGCGCAGCTTGAATTGGCGAAACTGGAGGCCGAGGTACAGCGCATCAGTTCTGAAGCAGCTGTCAATGTGGCGAAAGCTCAGACCACGGCGTCAGAGCCAGACATTCAGATCGCTGAACTGCAAGGAAAGATCGAAATGAAGATGCAAGAACTGCAACTTCGTAGAGAGCTTGCTGACCTGACAAACCAAGTTAGGACAAATCAGCAACAAACTGCAGCCGCTGCACGAATTGCTGCCACAGCAATGCAGACCGGTGCGAAAACAAGTAATGCCCAATAGGAGTTATTGATGGCTGAGCAACAGGAAGATGTGAACTTTGATGTAATGCCTGGGGCTGATGCACCTGAACCGGTGCAAGAGAAGCTCGACTTGAATTTTGGCCTTGGTGAAGAGCCAATAGAAGAGGAAGCTGCTGAAGAAGTGCAAGAGACAGAGGCGGTAGTAGAAGACGAGCCGGAGCCAGAGGTAGAAGATGAAGGCGATGAAGAGGAATCGGTTGAACCGGATACTGAAGAAGAAGAATCTACCGCTGAAGCGCCCGAAGAAGTCGAACCCGAGCCAGAACCCGTAGAGGAAGCTCCGAAAAAAGCCAAGATGGTGCCCAAGTCACGGCTTGATGAGGTACTTGCTAAGCAGAAAGCACTGCAAAAGCAGCTGGATGACATGAAAGCGGCCCAAGAAGTGCAGGAAAACGCGCCGGACGACTACGATTTTGCAGCAAAAGAGGTCGAGTATCAGACTTTGGTGCTAGATGGCGAGTCAGATAAGGCTGCAGCACTGCGCCAAGAGATGCGAAAAGCCGAAAGAGAGCAGTTAGCCTTTGAAATGCGTCAAGAAATGACGCAAACCGTGGCCCAAAGCCAGCAAGCAACCGCTTTGCAGAGCGCAGCAGCCGATTTAGAGGCTAATTTTCCGGTATTTGACCAAAATTCCGAGGTCTACAACGCCGAATACACCCAAGAAGTCATCGAATTGCGTGATGCGTTCATGACTCAAGGCTTTGGGGCGGTAGATGCACTGTCAAAAGCGGCTAATTTTGTGATCAAGAGCTATGATCTGGCCGAAACCACATCAGACACAGAGTCTGCACTGGCCTCTACCAAAGTGCCCACAGGTAATGCAGACGAAGTAGCCAAAAAACGGGCGCAAGTAAGCAAAAAACTCAAAGCAGCGGAGGCTCAACCGCCTGAACTGCCTGGGGAAAGCTCTGCTAACCGTGGTGAGAAAACATTAGACGTTGCTTCAATGACTGAAGAGGAGTTTGCCGCGCTACCGGAGGCCACATTGAAGCGGCTTCGGGGCGATATTCTGTAGGTTTGCTATGGCACACGAAAATAGAAGGGCTGCGCTGCTGAAAAAACACGGGTTGAAGGGGGTAAATAAGCCAAAACGTACCCCCAGTCACCCGACTAAGTCACACATGGTGCTTGCAGCAGTCGGCCACGAAATGAAATTGATTAGATTTGGGCAGCAAGGCGTGCGGGGTGCGGGTAAAAACCCGAAAACCGCCAAAGATAAGGCTCGAAAGAAGAGTTATTACGCTCGCCACAACGCACAGGACGCAAAACCGTCAAAACTTAGTGCTCGGTACTGGTCACACCGCGTCAAATGGTGAGAAAAAAGTTTGCAGAATCGTATACGTAGTACTATTCTCCAAAAATCGTCCATCTAAACGATATTAGATCGTGTCGCACACGTTAAACCCGAACACCGCCTGTAAAGGCGTTAAACCTTCCGAGGTCGTACCTCGTTAAAGCAACGCTAGTTCGTCGCCTCACGATACGAGGAAACGGATTAGCCGCTCCAGAAGACGGCTACATATCGTACATGTTGTACGAAATTTAGTGTATTCGATTACAGGAGCTAATAATGGCTTTAACAAATTTTGGAACCCTTTCAGCAGGGCAGTTAACGGCATGGAGCCGCGAGTTTTGGCAAGTTGCACGCAACATGTCATTCGTAAACCAGTTCGCAGGGACTGGACAAAACGCCATGATCCAACGGATCACCGAACTCACCAAGAATGAGAAAGGTACGAAGGCGATTATCACGTTGCTGGCGGACATGACCGGAGACGGTGTGACCGGCGATAACACGCTAGAAGGCAACGAAGAAGCCTTGCGTGCATTCGATCTGACCATTGAGTTGGATCAGCTACGTTTCGCAAACCGCATCGCTGGTCGACTGGCTGACCAAAAGACTGTGGTTAACTTCCGTGAGCAGTCTCGTGACGCACTCGCCTACGCAATGGCGGATCGCATCGATCAGCTGGCGTTCCTGACTCTGTCCGGTCTTGCTTATACGCTCAAGACAAATGGTGGTCTGCGTACCACGTCCAGCACCACCGGTCTGGAACTGGTTGACCTTGAGTTTGCGTCAGATGTCTCAGCGCCTACCACCAACCGCCACCTTCGTGTGGATGTGGCTGGCGGTACGTCAACGCTTGCAGCTGGTGACACCACCGCTGTTACCGATGCTGACAAGATCGCGTACCGCGACATTGTGAACCTCAAAGCCTATGCCAAAGATAACTTTATCCGTGGAATACGGGGCGCAGGTAACGAAGAGACTTTCCACATGTTCGTCACCCCCCAGCAGATGGCAGACCTGAAGCTCGACTCCGACTTCTTGGCTAACGTCCGCAATGCGGGTGTGCGTGGGCCAGCTAACGGTTTGTTCGCAGGAACCAGCAGCTTGATGGTAGACGGCGTGATGATCCACGAGTTCCGCCACGTTTTTGACACCTCTGGTGCAACGTCGGGTAGCTCGAGCAACGCTGGTGCCGCAGGCTACAAGTGGGGTGCTAACGCCGACGTCGTTGGTGCCCGCGCTCTGTTTTGTGGCGCTCAGGCTCTGGCGATGGCTGACATCGGTAACCCTGAGGTTGTTGAAGACACCTTCGACTACTCAAATCAAGCCGGTATTTCCATTGGCAAGATCTTCGGTCTTCGCAAGCCTAAGTACCACAGCGACTACAACGGTGGCGTTGAGGACTTCGGCGTTATTTGCTTAGACACCGCCCAATAAGCTCTCCCCAGTGCTTCCCCCCCTCTTCGGAGGGGGGTTTTTACAAGAGGATTATCCAATGGCAATGAAAAGACCTATGGCGCGAGGCCGCAGTACTTCTGCAACTTCTAGTCGACGACAGCGTTTGCGTGACCAGATGTCTCGCATGGACGCCAAGATGAAGGCGAAGAAAGAAGAGGAGGCCAAGAAAGCGGCAGCGAAAAAAGCAGCTAACGCAAAGACGAAGGCCAAGAATCAGGCAGCGCGTACAGCAGCTGCAGCAAGTAAGACTCCGAGTAAAGGTGCCGGAAGCCGAGCACGTAATCAAGCCGCGAGCAAGATTACGGGCCGCAAGATGACACGCGCTGGTGAGTACAAGACGTTTGCGAAAAACAGTTCCGCCGCAAAGAACTTCCGAAGTGCATTTTCTGACGCAAAGAAAGCAGGCAAGAAGACGTTCACTTGGAACGGCAAGCGATACACAACGGAGACTAAGTAATGGCTTATCACAAAATGAAAAACACGTCTGTAAAGAAGAAAGGGATGCCAAAGAAGGCAAAGAAGCCAAAGAAGCGTATGGCCTCTGCCCCACGAAGGGCTGCTAGGAGCAGGAGAACAGGGTACTAACTATGAAAGTTACTTCAAGTGAAGACATTCGAGTTGCGTTGACAAGCGGATCAGTTGTGCTGTTTGCGGCTGGTGTAGAGCGTGAGGTATCCGAAGAAGTTGGTCTTATTGCCCTGCAGATGGGCGCAAAAGAATCCAAAGGCTCTACAGCACCAGTGGTTGAGGAGCCGGAAGAAACTGATACCGCTAGCGACTTGATCACCATCATGGAGCAGCTGATCGAAGACGGCGATCCGAAGAACTTCAAAGCGGACGGTAGCCCAAAGGCTAACGTCGTAAACAAGGCCGCTGGCCGAACAGTTTCTACTTCGGAACGCGAAGCTGCTTGGCAAGAGGCACTGAACTCATAGAGGTGAGTTATGGCTGTAACCGTTCAAAGCGTTATTGATCGCGTTCAGGCGATACTGCAGGACACCACCGGCATTCGCTGGCCTGTTGTCAGCGAGTTGGTGCTTTTTGTGAACGACGCTCAGCGCGAGATTGCGTTACTCAAGCCAGATGCTAGCGCGGTAAATGCCACGGTTACTTTGGCGACAGGGACAAAACAGGACATACCCACCGTTGGGAATCGCCTGTTACGTGTCGTGCGTAACATGTCGGCTGCATCCGGTGGTACAGGCAAGCGATCAGTACGGTTGGTATCCAGAGACATTCTGGATTCGCAAACCCCTGACTGGCATGATCCGACTGTCAGTGGTGACGCAGCGCACACCAATATCATCAAACATTACGTCTACGATGAGCAGAACCCGCGTAACTACTATGTGTATCCAGGGGTAGCAGGCAGTGCTTATGTAGAGATTGTGTATTCCGCTAATCCGACAACCGTCGCGCAGAGTGACAACTTGGCGATCCCTGACATTTTTGCTAATGCTGTTGCGGACTACACGCTGTTTCGGGCCTACACCAAAGATGCCGAGTATGCAGGTAATTCTCAGCGTGCCAGCACGCATTACAACCTCTTCATCAATTCGGTCACTGGTAAAGGCCAGATCGACATCATCACGTCGCCTAACAGTGATCTGCAGCAAAATGTAACGCTGCCTTCGCAAGCGCAGGGGTAAGACATGGCGTCTTATGAGTCGTTGCTACCAGAGATCATACCGATGGTATCAAGCTGTCCTGATACGCTGATTGAAAACAGCATCCGGTCAGCCACCATTGAGTTGTGTGAAAAGGCAAAGGTCTATCAGGTTGAACTAGACCCGATTACGGCGATAGCAAACTTATTCGAGTACGACTTAGAGCCGCCCTCAAGCACCGTGGTGCATGAGATTTTGTGGGCGACTTACGACGGCAAAGACCTAGAACCCATCACGTCGGCACTACTAGAGCAGCGGCTCCCACAGTGGCGGCAGTCTGGGAATCAAAGCACCCCTGAGTACTTCGTAAAACAGTCACAGAGCCTGTTTTATCTAGCCCCAGTACCAAACGAAACCAAGGCATCAGCGGTGCTTATACGGGCAATTTTGAAGCCCACACACACGTCCACGACGTGCAGTAACGACGTTATGAATGACTACCGAGACACGATCATCAACGGTGCTTTGCTGCGTTTGTTGCGGCTCCCTGGGCGGGAGTGGACGGATTATGCCGGTGCGGGGGTTTACTCCGCACTCTTTAACGAGGGCATTGTCGAGGCGGAGAAGCGGGGCAGACAAACAGAAACCAGAGTGACTAGGAAGGTTGCCTATGGCGGACTCGGAAAAAATTATCGACTTACCAGAACGAAGTATTCCAGAGGATGAACCAGTTATTGGTGATATTCGTCAAGACTGGGATCGCGTCCGTGTTGGTGTCGAGGCAATCCTACAGGCTCATCCGAAGCTGTCTTTCAGACCTGAGGATGTCTACGCCGAAGTGGTGGCGGGTCATGCGATCTATTGGAAAGCGCCTGAAGGATTTGTGGTTACGAGTATTGAGGTGGATGGATTCACATCCGAGAAGACCTTCTATATCTGGCTGGCTTGGTCAGAACGTAGAGGGCAAAAGAATGTCCTTAAGTATCAGGATTTTTTTAAGCGCGTTGCGCATGAAGTTGGAACGGTTGCGTTAGAGGTGAGAACTACGGTGCCTGATATGAAGGCACTGCTTACCACGACGGGCTGGCACATAGAAGACGTTGTTTACAGGTATAGGTTAGAAGATGGGTAGCAAACCGAAGAAACAAGAATACCAAGCGACAGACGAGGAGAAGGCATCTGCATCGGTAGCAAAAGCGAACTACGACTTTTTTAAGCAGAACTATGCACCGCTGCTGCGTGAAATGCGCGATCAGTCTCAGTCCGACGATAATCGACGGGCGCTTCGTGGTCGGGCAAATGCAGACACCATGCAAGCGCTGACTTCCCAGCCTACGTTCCAGCAGACACAGAATGTGTCCGGCGCTGGAGAGCTATCTCAGGCGCTCGGTGGGCAGCTTGGTGTTGCCGATGCGTCGGCTAAAAACATTCAGAACAAAGCCAGCAGTAACGTGCTGGGCATCGCACGCGGTCAGGCAGCGGACGCCCAAAGCGGTATGGCGCAAGCCTCTCGCCTAGCTACTAGCGAAGCATTAAACCGAGCGAGGGCTAATCAGCAAGTAAGAGGCGCTCGTAACGCAGCGATAGCAGATGTCGCTGCTACAGGTTTCGATATTTATTCGCAGAGAAAAGCGGGTGAGGGCAAAGACAATTTTGGCACTCGCTTTTTTGACGCATTGCAAGGGGGCTAGATGCGGCATAGACGCAATGACAATCCTCAGGCAGCTGTGATGCAGAGTGATGCAGTCGGTAGTCTGCCTCAGGTGACAGACCCAGAGCAGACCTACGCGGCGATTACGCGGGGCGAGTACAACGATTTCGTGCGCGACTACCGTGATTTTGAGTTGGAGCAGATTGAACGCGCTCGGACAGACACATCGCTGATAGACGCAGCGCGTGAAGATTCCGCTATGGCAGGGCAGATAGCAGGTCAAGTAGCGCAACGTAACGTATCGCGTTATGGCGGTCAGCTGACGCCTGCTCAGCAACGTGCCCAGTCTCGTAGTTTGAATCGAAACACGACTTTGGGGTCTATTCAGGCGCTCAGTGACGCACGCATTGCTCAGCGTGAAGCAAATCAGCTATTGCTCTCGGATCTTATCAACATCGGTCAAGGCGTAAACCGTGCATCTCAGAGTCAACTAGCGGGTGCAGCTTCGGATCAAAGTGCCAGAGAGCAAGCGTACAAAAACGCAAGGGCTCAGTCTAAGGCACAGACGTATCAGACAGTTGGGACGCTGGCGAGTGCCGCGTTAATTGCGGCGTTTATTTAGGTAATCACATGGCGACTATTTTAGACGGCTTACAGAGAGGCGCAAATAGGTCTCGTAGTTACTTTGACCGCCAGACTAATAGGCGTTTAGCTGCAGAACAGGGTGCGCGTGAGCAGTCTAACTTCGATAGAGGCTTGCTTGTTGAGGCAGATAATAAACTAATGTACCAGGGTCGTAGGGAAGGCTTCATTGTGGCTGATCCTGAGACCGGAAGGCTTAGCTTGTCTAAAACTTTTGATGAGCGTTTAGCTGCGGGCGATGCAGCCGCGCAAGACTTCGGTATTCAAATAGCCAATCGCGGCAGTGGTAGGAGAGTACCGTCTGGCTTTCAGATTGATGAATTCAAATCAATCAAAGGTGAAGACGGTGTAACGCGATATGCGGTGGGCGGGGCCAATGAAGACGGTTCACGCGGCGTGTTGACTGTTGACGGTAGCTCGGAAGATACCTCTGTTGCGAAGCAATTCGATGGTACCGAGTTAGCCGGTTTTGCCAGACTTGCTTTCAATGCTCGTGATGGATTTCTCTACAACCAAAACGTCGTCGATCTCAATTCTTATCAAAATTCACTTGATTTGATCGCGGGTCAAAAAGGCGAACAGGTTCTTGATGCTTTTGAAGGCAACCCTGAAGTACAGAGGGCTGCTGCTGCAGTCATCGCTAATTCAGAGACTGACGAGGAACGAGTCGAGAATATAAATAAGCTAGCCGTTGATGCAGGTGTAGAGCCTATACCCGAAGAGGTTGTTGATCAGGCTAAAACACAAAGTGACCCAGATCCCGAGTCAGCAGCTAAACCCGCGCCCAAAGACAATTCCGCGCAGATAGCAAAGCTCGAAAAAGAATTGGCGGCTATCGAAGGCCGTAAGACAGGGACATCTCGTGCAAACGTGCGTGCTGCAGAGCGTAAGCGAGCAGAGATTCAACGCCTTAAAGATGAGTCGGAGCCGGAGCCTGAAGGTAAAGGGATTACGGGCAGGGTGCTCGCGGGTAGAAACCGTGCTTCCGGCGGATCACCGATACCAGCTCAAGTTGAGGAAGCAGCAGCGCCCGTTGTGGAAGGGAAAACTATTGCCGAGATCGACGAGGGTGTTGATGACAACAAGCTAGCGCTGAGTCCTGAAATAGCACAAGCCGCCGCTGAAAATTTACAGGCTCAAGGGGTTAACAGTGCCGAAGACTTAGTGAAGCTAGATGATCGCCAGCTGGCGTATGCCTATGCTTTCATCACAGCATCTACACCGGCAGCGCAACGGCCCGGAGTACGGGATAAGCTCATTAACTTACTTGAGACCGGAGTGTCGGATCGTGGCGATGCTGCCATGAAAGCTCAGCAGATACAGAACACACGGGACAGACTAATACTTGATTCGGAACAATGGATTGACAAGTTAAGCCAGCGTGGTGCAACGGTTGCAAACGAAGCTCTACAGGAAATTATAGATACCATTTATCCGGTAGATGAAGAAACGGGGCTAGCCTCATCAGCACGCCTTACAGTTCAGTCTGCTAATACTTTGGCAAATCGTACCTTCCCTAAACTGCTGCAAGCGATTGAACAGTTTAAGGCATCGAAAAACTACGCCGCTTGGGGGCAAACAACCCCTACCTTGAATCAAGCTGTGAGTTTTGTAGTCCAAGGGCTTGCGGAGGATGGGAGTCCAGGGTTACTCGCTTCACTCGGAGCGTTGTTTAACCCAGACCCTAGCGGCAATTACGACGCTGACTTGTCGAATATTTTCCTACGCGATGGGAAGTTGATCTACATGCAGGCAGGAAAACCAGTAGGTAAGCCCATATCTATAGGTCAACTCAAAGGTATAAACGATAATTTAGCTAGTCTGGTGGTGCAGTCGGCTAAATTGAATCAAGCGAGAAAAGACGCAGAAGAGGCTAACAAAGGCTAATGTCAGGGTTTGAAAACCTTATAGCTGAGCTTGCCTCTGCTCCACAAGACGGCCCAACGAAGCGTGAGCAGCAACTAGCGCTAGATGCTGAGCGCGATTATGGCCTCGGTGAAACTTTCCAACGCGGTATGCAGGCAGGCGCATTGGGCTTGTCCTCTGATCTTGATTACTTTAAGGCGCTAGGCAATAGCCTTATCGGGGATGAGAAAGCGATGGCTCGCAATCTTGAGTCAGCGCGTATTGGTCAGCAGTTTGCTTCAGGTGCTCTTGGCAACTTAGAACAGTTCAGCGAGTTCATCGACGAACCTACGTTTGGCGGGTTTATTTCACAGGTTGCGAAAGGCACAGGTCAGCTGGTGCCATTTGCGGTCACGTCAGTTCTTGGTGCCGGTTTCGGTGCGGGTGCTGCATTGGCTACGAGGGGTGTTGCCGAAGGCTCTAAGTTTGCAGCCAAGAAGATTGTCCGTGAGTCGCTCGAAAATGTGGCGAAAGATACTGCTACCCCCGATCAAAAAGAGATTGCTGACGCAGCGTTCAGTCTGGCGAAGGACGCTAGGCGTGGCGCTATTACAGGCGCGTTTGGTGCTGAGTTCGCACCGCTGTCTGGGCAAAACTTCTCCGAAGGTATTGAGTCCGGCCAAGACCCAAACGATCCCCTTACCGCGCTTCGAGCCTTAGCAGTCGGTGCCCCTCAGGCCGCTATAGGCGTAGGTGGTGAGATAGCTCTGCTGAAACTGGTAGGCAACCGAGCCAAAAAGCTATCGGCTGGGAATGAAGGCACCGTCATGGGACGGCTTGCCAAAGACCTTGGTACGGGATTTGTTCGCGGCGGTGCAACAGAAGCGACTACTGAGACTGTGCAAGAGGGTCTTGCTGTCCTGAACCGTGCGCAGATGGACGAGTCTTTTACTGCTCAAGAAGGAAAGATGCGCCTTGGAGAAGCCGCCTTCGCAGCGTTTTTTGGTGGCGGTGCCTTTGCAGGTGCCGGTTCTGTAGCAGCTGGTGGTGTCCGTGAAGTAAACAACATCCCTGATGGCGTGAGAGACCGAGCCAGAGGGATGTTTGAGCAAGGCAAAGAGGCCACGGTCAACTTTGTTTCCAATGCACAGGCGCAGATGGGCATGGGTGGTATGACCAACCCAGAATCATCGACTGATTTGGATGCACAGGTGCGCGCTATCTATGACGATAGCAGCACCAAAACGGCTGTCTGGATAGAAAGCGATACGCCTGCGTATGGCGCAACCCGTCGAGGAGGCGTTAAAAAAGTAACGATTGATGGGCAAGAAGGCTACGTGGCTTTTGTCCCAGGCAAGGGCACTATCGTCGCTAAAACTTTTGATGTGGCACAAGAGGTAGTGAAGGGCGGTGCTACGCCAGCCATTCTTGCTGTGGCGCTTGGATACAGTGCCGAGAAACCCTCTACGTCAGACCGTGTTGTTCAAGTAACGAATAGCGATGGCGCAGTTATCTCTGAACAGGCTACGGATGAAGAGGGTTTACCTGC